GGGGGTTTAATACCCCCCTCCTTTTTCGCCAGATTTTCTAAATGCAGTCTTAATAAAACTGCAATCTTTTATGGCAAAATAGCTTGTTAGCACGTGAAAGTTGTTGACCGCCCTTCACCGGGCGTTGTGTGGTGACCTTTTGGTGGTCCCAAACCATTTCTCTTTTCTGAGTGAATTCGTTTACCGCTGTATACCGTTTGACGAACGGAACCAGCACAGATCCCGAAGCTTTAGCTTTTCAATCTCGTACTCTCACTTTTTTAGTGATAACCGAGAACCCAATCCAAAAGTGTAAGAGTCTTTTGACCCCAGTTGATTATTTTTATGACGGAATCGCCGCCTATGTTTTCCTGGTTCTGGATGAACTTCCAGATCTACAGGTTTACGGCGCCGGAGTGACTTCGAAACAGAATTTAGTTGATTCTTCCAGTCCTGATAGTTGAGGCTACTCTTATCCATTATCGACTATCCTGCGCCCTAGGTTTAAAAGTACCTAGGGACCACAACGCTTTGTGGCGAATTGATTGTAGCGAGAGATTACCTGGGCTTATCCCCAGAGTATGAAGCGCGTCGTGAGACAAATCCGTAAAGGAATCGCCTTCGGTCGTTTCTAGCAGAACCCAGTTGACCTAGAGTTTAGTTACTCTAGTCCATGAGATCAGTCAAGCAGAGAAGTATGCGAGTACCATATCAGGTGCGCACGATGATTCCGCGTATACGTTGGCCCACCCTAATTCCATGTCCTATCTAAATAAAGACAAGGAGTGTACGAACCAGTTGAAATTAAAACAAAACCAACCCAAGCCAAACACCCCTGCCGTTCAGGCCCCTACCACTTCTTTCTCCGCTCATGCGGATTGCAACTCTAACAATGAGAAATTGAGTGTTGATGTGTTGAATGATGATGAGGCGTATAGAGCGCACTTGGATAGTCTGTTGCAGATATCAAGCGCCGCTAGTTTAGAAGGCGAAAAAGTGCGTGCCAGCTCGGCACCCAGTGATTTATTTAGACCCGTGCTTAAGAGCGCGAGGGTAGTCGCAGCGACTGTCCCCCCTTCCTTGCCCCCCTCCGGTATTGACCTATTGGTCGCCGCTGCCGAGGCTTCTAGACCTGAGATGTTTATCAAGTTTATTATGGAAGGGGGCCCCCTTCCTCCAGTTCAGCGGGCTCCCCCCGTGGCGTACAAGCATACCAGGGCCTCTCTGGAGGCTCCCACGGGGCTTCCTGTCTTAGATTATGACATGACGGTCAAAGCTCTTCGACGAGGAGCGTCCCTCTCAGAGATCTTAATGGTTTTCGACTTGGGATTTGGCTCCCTCACCGGGGAAATCTGTAGGAGTTTTTGGGCCAAATCTGGCGGTCCCGGGAAGACGTGGCCTTATTTGGTCGCTTTCAGAGCTCACGAGAAAGAGCTTCTTCTAGTGTCCCAGCGAGAGGCTTTGGAAGCGTCCTCGAATTTGCCTAACCCACAAGGCTCGAATGCCAGAGCGGCTATTTGGGCTGATGCCTACCTCCGATACGGATCAGCAGCGGCCCCTTCGGCCGCTGTATTTGTTCCGGAAGGAGGATTTGAGGATAAAGAGCTGCGTCGTCGTAAGCAGCAAAGAGATAAGATGGACGCGTTTGTCATGCGCCCGTCCCCCGCGTCTGCGGCCAGACTCGTTAGAGAGTTCACTGCGGACCATCCCAGATTATATCCCGTCTTTGCGGAGGCGGTGAATCGCCGGTTTTCCCCGGAGTACATTGAAACTAGATTTGAGGGTTCCCCCGAATCGAGGACGTACTTGCGCGGGCTTTTGCGGTCTGAGATGGGGAGACGTGAGCTCGAGAGAGCCGTTCGCCAAGCGAGTCTCAAGTTAGAAGGAGCAGCCTCTAGCACGACCATGGTAGAGCCCCACACTGTTGAGGCTCCCGATGAAGGTCTGCTTTTCCAATGGAGACTACTTAAGAAAACTTTGCGAACCGCGTCTAAACTCGCGGACGTTGTGGACTCTGTAGTCACCATTGTTGAGAGTATTCCAGGAGCGGTTATCAAGTTTATGAAGGCCTTTGATTTCCATTCCATTTTGGCGATTGCTCAGTTGATAGCCGCTGACACTAAAATCCAGATTGGTCTTGCTCTTGCGCAGATGGCCGTTTCCCCATGGGGACGCTGGATTGGATTTGAGGCTATAGCCTCCGTAGTCGGCTTGGCGGTCGGCGGCCCAGCGCTAGTCGAAAAGATGAAGGAGAAGTACAAGGGATTCAAGACCTCAGAGGCTTGTCCTAAGGCTTTCCGGGAAGCCCCGGCGGGCATGTACGTTCCCGAAGCGGGGACGATTGAGAATGCAGCTACATTTGCGGCCGAGTTGACCGGAAGTCCAGTGGTTGCCCAGATGGGCGCCATTGGAGTCCTGTTCGCTTCGACAAAGATGTTCGCAAGTCTGCCCGAAGGTTTCCATGCGGCCCTAGCGGTAGCCAAACAGTTCCTTGGGGAGTATAACGGAGAGATTAGCTTCGTTGGGGCTCTGAGCAGGATGTTTGTCTTACTAGTGGAGCGAGCCAAGGAGTTCCAGCGCACAGGGGACGTAGGTTCTCTTTTTGGGATCTCAGCTTACCGTATTCAGCTGATGCAACTCCATGAGTGTCTGGAAGACCTCAAGAAGGCACGACTGGGAGGTCCCGGGGCGAAGGATCCTAGATCTGCCCTGGCAAAGGCCAAGGAATGTCTTTTCGAGCTTGGAAAGATCGACGACAAGAATGGCCAGGTCTCCCGATCGCGGACAGAGCTCTATCAGGCCATAGTTTCTTTTGAGAAAGGCCTGATTATAGAGCGCGTCCCTCCCGTCTCCTTCATTGTGACGGGACCTGCTGGTTGCGGAAAGACGACTTTGATCGCCTCCGTCACGGACATTGTCCGGGCCATCCATAAGGTCCCGACGGATGTCGAGATCAAGCACACCTACACCGACGACACCAACTTTCAGAAAATCCCAGCGGTCTGCCTAGTTCTCGAGTTCGGGGATCACTTTCAGATCAAGGATGAGTATGCTAACGGTTCGGTGTCTGTCCTTCAAGCGGCAGCGGACTCTACGCCTTTCATTATGGAGGGGGCTTCGATTGAGGAGAAGAACAACTCAATGATTGACCCTGCTGTGGTGGCGGTCTCGACCAACAACGCCGTCTACACCTTTTCGAAGATGACCAGCGGCGCCAATAAGTTGGATCGCCGTTATGAGGTGATTGAAGCCTACTATACGGATATTGCTATGGAGTTGTCTGAGCAGGCTGATTGCCCCTTAGACCGCTTGCGAGTCATGTTTCCGGATCGTCAAGACCTAGTTAGGTATAGGGTCGGGCGTATGAAGAACGATCCTCGCTCTAATCAGATTCGAATCGCAATTGACGGGCGGTCTGTGGACCGATCCGAGAACGACCTTTTGGTCTACTTGCGCATGGCGGTTCGTGCTCGCTACGATCGTTTGGATGTACCTCCTGTGCGACAGCAGCGGCTTAAATGTAAGTTTGGGGTTCCCCTGCCCCATAACGAGCAGCATTGTGGTTGCTACGAGGTAGGCGCTCCAGATGAGGCTGATCACCCCCCCCCGGAGCTTTATGCTGATCTCTTTGACCCGAATGGGCCTGAAGAGGAAGTCCTTCCCGCGAGGAGAGTGCCGATCCACTTGTACGGGATGCACCCAGAGGGGACTGCGCCCAGTCGGGTGCAGTTGGTTCCCGACCTTATGGACGTCGTTAGCAAAGGGATCGGTAAGAAGGTTTCTTTGGATTCTCTCTATGCTGCTTTTGATGCCTCCACCGCAGGGTTCTTCGGGGAGGACTACATAGCGCTGAAGGTGGCCGCGGTTATGGGAGCATCCGGACTGTTTGTGTTCGGAATCATCCAAGCAGTGGCTGCTTTGTACAGTCTTTCTTCTACCCCCGAATCAACCATCACCACCTCCGTGTCAGGGGTGGCACAGGATCGTTCCTGGGTGAGACCTCTCGCAGGGTCGGCGCCTGGCTGGCTGTTTAAGCCTTGTGATGCTGTCTACAAGGTGGCACGACCAGGTTCAGATGGATTAGATGTCAGGTTGTATGGTATACTGGTCCTTCAGGGGATGTTAGCCGTCCCGGCACACTTCTTTGACGGCTGTGCAGGAATGAGTGAGATTATGATCAAGGTCAGTAACCTGGACGACTCGTTTTCTCAGATTCTGAAAGTCCCCTCCACAAGGATCATCCATGCTAATTCCCATGACCTAGCCTTTATTTGTCCCCATCAGTTCAAGGGCCAAGTGCGCCCGTGTTTTACTGACATCATCGCTGCCCATCCTCGGATCGGAACCAGCATGCGCGCGCAGTACAACGGTGGAGAAGGTGATGTTACAGTGACCGCGGATGGGAACTTCGTTCATTTCTTCAAGTCTCAGGCTGGTGACTGTGGTCTCCCGTTCATAGTGGCCGGAAAGATCATCGGGTTCCACATCGGCGCTATGGACGAAAGCTCCAAGGTGGGTCAGGTGTTGACCCAGGAGTACATCAAAGCCGCTGCAGATCTTCTGGCCAAGCAAGACATTCGCTTGACCCCCCCTCCGGGGGCGGAGCCTACTGTCTTCAAGAAGGAGGGTCTGAAGTTCGTTCCCGGAATGAGCGGGCGTTCCGACGCTGCTTACCTCAAGCTCAAAGAGCACGAGGTTTTCGTCAACGCCGGACATTGCCCTGTGGCATTCCTCCCGTCTCGGGACACCAGTAAGATGTCTGGAACCAAGACGGAGATGTGGGACGTTTTCGGCCCTCTAGCCGGGGAGTACGCTGTACCCAATGCGGGGAAAGCTAAGCTCTTAAAGAGCGGCGAATGGGTCAGCGCAGTGACCAGCCGGATGAGGGGGATGGCCAAACCCGCACTCGTTGATGATGTGAGAATGAGAAAGGCTATAACCTATGCCCTCTCTGATCTCCCCGTCCCTGAGCGGAGACTTGAAGTTCTCACGTGGCATCAGTGTCTTGTTGGGGATCCCGCTAGCTATTTAGTCCGAGGTAAGGACACGAGCAAGGCAGTGGGAGCGTCCTACAGTCTTATGGGCGGGACCAAAGCGATGGCATTTCAGGAGAACCCTGACGGAACCTGGGACATGGATCCGTGGATCATGTCTGAGATGGAGAGGATGGACCAAGAGGTTCGGTCCGGCCTAATGCCGCAGTGGATAGCTCGGGCCACGGTCAAGGATGAGATGTTTCCGATTGAAAAAGTCGAGGCGGGAAAAGCGCGACTGTTTTATGTTTGTGATGTCGCCTTCAACATGCTGATGAGGAAGTACCTACTGTGTTTGTTGACGTACATTCTGGAGAATCCGTTCCAGTCTAGCGTCATTGGAGTTATTAATCCGGGCTCCAAAGAGTGGAAGAAGCTTTATGACCACATCACTTACTTTGGCGTTGATCGGATTTTGGAGACGGATCAGACGAACTATGATCTCCATCATTCCGTTCTGATCATCCCCTACGCCACTTTCATGGAGGAGTTAGCACTTAAGTGTGGGTACTCGAAAGAGGAGTCGGCGGCCGTTTACACGGTCTGCTGCGCCGCTTTTTCGTACTATCTCCTCATGGAAGGGAACCTCTTTTATTGCACGGAGGGCTTGGCGAGCGGGCGAGCTGACACTCTAGTGTGCAACAGTGTTATCTCCAAGATTGCCATGTATTACTGCTTCTTGGAGATCGATGGGAGGTCTCCCAGTCTCTTCCTCCGGATAGCGAATACCGGGGATGACAACCTGACGGGCGTCAGTCGAGACGCCCCTCTTTTCACCGGAGAAGCTCTTAAGGAGGCGCAGGCTCGCTTGGGTTATGTGATCACGGATGGTCACAAGCAAGCCGTGATTGATTTCATTCACATCAACAAGGCCACTTACCTGAAACGCGAGTTTCGCGTGGAAGGTGAGAATGTTTACGCCCCGTTGGCTACGAAGTCGATTTACAAGTCTTTGGCGTATCGCCTCCAGTTTAAAGGGGAAGAGAGGGATCGTTCCGTAGGGACCATCTACTCCGCCGCGCGGGAGTTCTTTCTGCACGGTCGACCCGCTTACGATGATTTCATTGAGACATGTCGCAAGCTGGAGTTCTTCCACACGTTAACCCCCCCGAGCTTCGAACAGTGCGCTCAAGAGTTCGAACTGGGGGTTTTTGAGCCTTGGTCCGTTGTGACGGGCCAGGGCGAGTCGGATAGTGGCGGAGTACACTATAAATACCCGGCTGAGCCCGTCAAGCACTCAACCCGCCAGTATGAACACTATGCGCCCGTGGCAGGCGCAGGTATAGAGCTGCTGTTGGGATTCAGGGAAACCGAGTCACAAAAACGAAGCGCGTTCTGGGAGCAGAGCGCGCGGGGATCTTGCTCCGCCGAACTTAATGACACACAAGACGCTAAGACCGTCACAGTAACAGCCCCGGTAATGGAACTTCTGGGCGTGGACCACGATGTGGAACACGTCCCGGATACCGGGTCCAAGAGATTTGACCACCTCCGGGAGGGCATTTCGTTCCAAGAAAAGTTTTCGAGGCCTAGACGCATTGCCTCGTTGGTTCCCTCTGCCTCACAGGTTTCTTTTAACCCGTGGGCGCTTTATCTCGCCATCCCCGCGGTGAATAACATCACTAAAGGGTATTCGTTGAGAAGGGGAACTATGAAGATCACCCTCCAGTACACAGGGAATCCCTCTATCATGGGAAGGGCCAGATTTGCGTTCTGGCCCGTTGGGACGCCCACCGTAGCGGTCCCATTCCCTGCGAGCTTCACCCCCACCGCTTCTTCTTATCCTTACACGTCCACCTGGCCGCACTTGGATTTGGATTATTCGCAGCCGTGTATGTGTTCCATTGATTTGCCGTTCAGCTCCGCAGCTGAGTACGAGCTCATGGGAGCTCAGTCGTGGATCATGTGGGTTATTGGGATGAATGGGCCCCAATCGGCGACTGGGATCACCGTTTCCGCGCCGATTATTGACGTCTACGCGTCCGTGCCAGACATGGAGCTCAACGTCATTATTCCTGAGGCGGCCCATGAACTTCCCGCGGCCGCCTTGTCGAATGCGTTGTCTTACGGAGCGATGGTGGCCGCGGCTCTGCCTTTCCCTTGGGCAGGGCCGGTACAGAGGATGTTGGCTATGGGCTCTGATGTGGCAAAGTTCTTTGGCTTTTCCAGGCCCAACGCCGACACCACTCAGATTGTAGTATCTCGGAGATTCGGTTCCATTGCCTGCGCCAGCGGAACGGTTGACACAGGCTATTGTCTGGCTCTCGATCCGGCTGTCGTCCATGACTCAGCCGGAACGATGGTGCCGTTCTCGACGCCAACCGACACGAATGTCAGGAAGTTGTTGAATACCCCTTCAGAGATTCTCCAGCATTGGGACTGGAACACGATTGTAGTTGACCCTGGTTGTTACACCTCGAGTGGGACGATCAACTACATTCCTCCTGTGGGAGGCGTTGCCCAGCTTTTCCGATACTGGAAGGGTGGCTTGAAGTACACCTTTAAGATCTATTCCTCCCCCCTGGTTCGGTGGCGTTTCGCCATCCAAATCATTCCCCCGGGGATAGCGGTTCCGGCAACGTACAACCCTGATGGGGGTGTGCTGACTAAAGTCGTGGATGCCGTCGGGTCGATCGAGTTCGACTTCGAGGTTCCTTACTTGTACCAGGACAACTTCAAGGCCTTCTCTCGAGTCAATGTCGAGCCTCCCATTGGCGTTGGGACGACTCGCATGAAGCTCTGGAGCATCTACGGTCCGGTGGGGCCCGGCCTCGCGTGTGACAACCCGTCGGTGAGTGTTTGGGTTAGTGCTGGCTCCGACTTCAGTGTCGGGGTGCCTGATCTCAGACAGCTTAACTTCTCTCGCCTTGTCTACGCCGGGGAGTCTGGTGTCGGTCCCGCATCTCTATGGGCGTTCGGGGAGCAAGTAGAGGATTTGGGTCTCCTCGCTCGCAGGCCTTGCGACATCATGCGGTTCCACAATCGTTCCGACACCACATTGAACTTCACTGTTGACTTTCCCACGGTTGGGATGCTGCCAGGAGAGTACAACCAGATCGGGAACACCCCTTATGATATCGGCGTGACCGCATCTAACTGGAGTTACTTTACGTATCTTCAGACGGTGTTCTTCGCCTGGACTGGAGGGGTTCGCCACAAGTTTTCGATTTACAGCACTAACGGGGATCATCCCTTCATGGTGGGAGAAGGCGTGGCTCAGGTCGGGGCCAACCCTATCATGGGGTCGACGTACGGAGGATTCAACTCTTCTTCGTCCGGATCTGCGATTATGTGGTCGAATTCGGAAGCGCTGTGGGAGGTGAACGTACCGACGAGGGCGCCGTTTTACTTTAATCCCATGCCGTCCAGCCCAGTTCTCGTCGGATCGGTGGTTACCACTTGGGGGACCAACTGTGTGATGTTGGACCCTTTGTCGGCTTACCCCAACAACGGAACCTATGATGGAAACTGGATGATTTCCGCCGCTGATGATGTGAAGTTCAGCGGATTCTTAGGATTCCCCCCGTTCGTGGCTCGGTCATGAACAAACTCTGGAGCAGGAGTATAAACCAGCAAGATATATATATCGAGCTGTGTGCTCGTATTTAATTTTGTTGGTTATATGTATATATTGCCAT